ATTACGTAAAAGAAAATTAAGCAGTCATCGTTAAACTACGCTTAAAAAGTATAAAAACGTTTAGACAAAAAGCTTCATAAAACTACTCTTATCAAGGACGAACGTCCTGATAGAAGGCATTAAATCAATGAAACTACAATAATAGCGCTCAGTGAGAGCATAGTTCATATAGACTTGTACTGAGTTTCTACAATAATTCGAAGTCAAATCAACGAGTGAAGTCCTATATTCCTCAACATGATCACTGTCACGCAAATCCCTACGACCCAACTTCACCAACAATTTAACGGGATCTGGTATAACCAGTACCTCACCATTAACGGGAACAATAAATTTTGAACAAAAATATAAACTATTATAAGGAAAAATCTTAGAATCCAAATTAAAACAGTCCTGTAATAACATATTCACGTCGGGTGGTTGTTCATCAAAAAATAATAATGAGTCGTCACCCGCAAATAACCCATAACGTACCTTATCAAAGTCATAAACAGACGAAAGTACCATCATCAAGAAAAAGGTATTACCAATAAAGGTGGCAGCGTCACCTGATTTCCTCTGGTAATTAACGGTGAAAGATAACCCTGACGTCAAAGAGCGTGCACTGGACGTCTCGTGCATGCAACGCCACATTTCAACATACAAGGGTGGTATACCAAAGTGTAACATTAACTTAATTTCCAATGACAAAGCAAGAGTATGTTGAGACTTGTCATACTTTGAGATATCTACCTCGACCGGTACTAACAACGAAAGATCAAGTTGACATCTCGAAAGAGTCGTAGCTAAGTCATCAGGGCTCATGTCTGTGTAGATCAGATACTTCTTCCGTAAAACCGAAAGCAAACGATTGCGCAACTCAGCAAATAATACGCAGAACAAAATGTTGGTATGCGGACCTTGATGACAGATTGTCTGTAAACCCGGATATTCATGCAACGCCGATCCATCAAGCTTAGGCTTGGCTGATTTCTTCAATTCAATAATATAATTACTCAAATCGTAATTATTCAGTGTCAAATCGGTACCTTCACATTTGTTCAGAATCTTATCACCATTCTTCTGTATCCATGTATCCACGTCCTCATAGGACAAACTCATCACTGTGAACGGTGAAGTATCGATCAGTAATTTATCCAAAAAATTTTCAAACATGTAATCCACATGTATAAGATCCTCAGACCGATCAATGAATTTCGGTACATTCATATTACGTTTGGTGATGGAAAGTAGGTTTTCAACCATCGTATCACAACGCAATGACGAGGCGGTGGTGTTAAGCACGGGTCTCAAGTACTTGCTGACCTTATGAACGTTAAAAGCTTTACGGTAAGTCGGTAAAGAAATATTATCGACCTCAAGGACCAAATCATTGTGTTCTATACAGAAGGATTCATATTCTCTGTCTGTAAAACCCCGTGCTGTACAATACAGCATGTCAGCGTAGCGCTGTAAAACTGAG